TTTTCAATCAACCTGATGATTTTAAAAAACATCAAGGTGTTTGAAAAAAACATCAAGGTCATTTTAAAATCACCTAAGGGAGCGATGTCCATCACTCAAGGAGGCGTTGACCAACGCTCAAGGGAGCGATAGCTTACAGCTACTGGAGCGTTAGGCATCACTCCCTTAGGCGTTTTGGCTTGCTTATTTTGTTGATTTAGCTATTATTTATAATCGGCAAATCAAATAGTGCAAACATAAAAAACAAATCGTATAAATTTCATTTTTAACATATATCCTGCCGCCTGACAAAGTATTGCTGACAATGGAAACATTTTATAATTTTGCTTCATTGGAGATAATATAATGTGTTGGTGATATGAATGGACAAGCAAAGGTTGAATTACTGCTTGAATTAAAAAACAAGCTAAGAACAGGTTTAAATCAAGCGAAAAGGGACACTTTTAAAGGTGTGAATGATATGCAAACCAAATTGAATAGTTTAAAATTTAATTTGGCAAAAAACTCTAAAGCAATAATGGATGAAGTTCCATTAATAGGCAACGCTTTTCGTTTGGCAAAGAATCCTATTACACTAACTGCCGCAGGTATTGTTGCAATAGGGAAAGGCATAGATTATACCACGCAGAAAGCGGCCGATTTTAATACGCAGTTCCGACAGCTTTCAAACCTTAACTTAGATCAGAGCAGAAAAGAGATAGATTCCCTGAGACGTATGGTGATGGATACAGCTTTTGACAAAGGCTTTGATTCAGAAAAAACCATCATGGGATACTTTGACGTGCAGTCTACAACCGGAAAGTACGGTAATGAGGTTAAAAGGATAGTTGAGAAACAAGGAGAATTTGCCAATCTAATGCAAGCAGACTTCAATAATTATATCGCCGGAACAGCAAAGGGGATGGCTAACTTTGGATTCAGTGCGGACAAACTGGAAGAATTTAACCGCTCCGCCTACGCAACCGTAAAGGTGGGTGTTACCACATTCGATCAATTAGCACAAGTTCAATCTGTTTATGCGGGGGCGGCAGCATCCAACAACCAAACGTTTGATACTGCCAACAAACTGCTAGCCTTATTTACTGTAAAAACAAAATCTGTAGATGAAGCTGCAACGCTTACCAAATCAATGTTTAACGACCTTACAAAAGATACTACTATTAAGGCATTTAAAAAGGTAGGAATTAGTCTTTATGACAATAACGGCAAAATAAGACAGGCGGACACTCTAATGCTTGAATTAAATAAGAAATTTAGAAATCTTGATAGTGATAAAAAAGTTGTAGCATTAAAAAATCAATTTTCAGGTTCAGAAGGGCTTATTGCCATGATTCAAGCGGCGACAGACAAAAGCGGACAACTACAAGCCACTTTTGATAATTTCAATTCTACAAAATTGGATATGGATAAAGCCATAGAATTAGCTCAAAACGATCTAAACTACAAAACAGAAGTTTTACGGAACAAATTGAATGTTGCAGAAATTGAGATAGGAACCGCATTACTACCTTTAAAGACAAAAATAACCGAGCTTAAACTAGCGGTAATAAATTTGGCGAGTGCATTATATTTAGGTGGAGAAAGAGATAGGAATCAAGGTGCTACATTAGCGAATAAAAAATATATGGATTTAATTCACAATGCTCAGTATATGAGTAAAGATGAATTTGTAAGTAACCTAAAAGAGTTAAAGATTGACATAAAAAAGACAGAGAATGCTTGGCAAAATAGCGGAGGTCTAATGGATAAATTCTTTAAATCATTTGGCATATATATGGCTACTCCTTCAGAAGGGATGTTCTCTTTTTCAAAATTAAAGAATGCATCTAACTTTTATTTGAATATGCCTTCCGACAGTACATACAGCGGAATGCTCACGCAATTAAAAGGAATTGAAAAGCTTTTTATTCAAACATGGCGCAATACGACCAATTTTGGCAAAAACATACAAAAGGTTAATCCGGTTTCTACGGACGGAGGTTCTACCACTAATACAAATGCCCTCGCAGATTCAGTGGATACGGTCACAGGTTCAGCCCGTCAAGTTCGTAACCTTACGGTAAATATTGACGCCTTCAATAAAGGAGGCATTAATACCCAAAACACATCGTTGCAACACATGGATGGTTCACAAATTGAAGCGTGGTTCACCGAAATGTGTATGCGCGTCATACGTAGCGTTGAAACAAGTTTTTAATCATATTTAAACGGTATTTAAACACCATGCAGCCCGATTTTAAACATTTGATAAGGATGTGCGATAATATAGAAAGAACCATTCATCGTATCCCCAATAAAGCCGCCGTAATAGCCACAAATTTCTCCAAAGAGCGTTTTATCAAAAAGAACTGGGTAGACGAACAGGGAACACAGTGGAAAAAAACACGGAAGAAAAAAGGTTCTACGTTGATAAAAAGCGGACGCCTTAAACGCAGCATTCATAAAATACATATTGGTGCGGATTATGCTATCGTGGGAACGGACGTTCCCTATGCACGTGCACATAATGACGGCGGAACGTTCGAAGGAACAGAGCGCGTCCGTTCCCACGAGCGTAAGGCACACCGCCGAAAAGCCTATATAAGCCGTACAGGAAAACGCATCAAAGCTACCACGGTAAAAGTACACACGGTTAAATCCTACAAGCGCAAATACAAACGTACATTTGTGCAACGTAAATTTATCGGAAAGTCTCAATTCCTAGAAAACAACCTGACAGCAATGATGCAAAGTGAAATTCAAAGAGCTATTCAGGTATAGTGTCAATTAGCTTTCATGCGTTCTTTTATCTTTTTGATGTCACGTTCCCACTTTATTTCATCCATGCCACGCTGATATTCCGGGTAAGGCTGTTCCGGCTTTACAAAACTGAATTTCTTATCAAGGGGATAAATATAACGGTATGTCCGTACCGTATATATCTTAAAGTCTTTCAGGAGATAGCCTATATTGCTACGCAAATAGCCACTCGGGCTTGTGCTGTTAGTAAATAGTTGCTCGTGCACCACCTCTCCCGTTCGTTGATTCACAAGAAAACGCGTATAGTGAAAGCCGAAATATTTAAAATTTGCAGCTTTATAAATAGTACCACATCCAAGTCTCCCATCAGCGAACGACTGTATTACCACGCAATTAACATCCAGCTTTCGGAGCAATTTTATAGAGGCGGCAATCAATACCGTTTCCGCATTTTTTCCGAGTTCATCATCTATCCACATACGGTTCAGCTCGCACATCCAAGCCTCAGGGTTGGGATGGGTGAATATCTTAGCTGTCGGGTTCTTCATATAACCATATACCGCAACACCCAGACACCTGTTATCGCCCTGCCGGAATATCCCGAAATTATACTTACCGAATCCCCCGTCGTTCCATTTGTGCGAATAATGGTTCTTGATAATCATTTCTTTTGCAACCTCTTTACTTACCTGTCTAATTACTAATTCCCCTAAAGAGGAAGTCTTTCTCACAATCTCATCCATTTTCTTTTCTTTCTTTTGATTAATATGTTTATATTTGCAACCTCACCTACATACACACAAAGATGCGAACAATCGCAGCCAAAGGCATTTAAGCCTCCGGTTGTGCGGTTGTTCGCATCTTTGTGTTAGTATGTAGGTGAGATGACTACTAACGAGCCGGAGGCTTTTATTACATCCGACTATGTTTTATTAAGCTCTACAAAAACAATTAATAAATACGTATTTTCAATTTAATATTATTAACGTTAGATTTTTTGTTTAAAATTACAGAATCCGTATCTTTGACATGTGCTAATAACGTGAGTACGTTATTGTGTCTTGTCTCAAATCGCATGGTACTCGCATTGTTAGCACTTTTTCCATCTTATCCGATAAGTTTCAATTCCATTTTTTATTGTCTTATGAAAATATAGAAGTATCTTATATTTATAATCTATTACTGCCTGAATAATAAACACACGTCTTTTTGCATAAGATTTTGGAAGCGGGCACCGTCTTACATCACGTCCTGCCCACCTCAATTTATAGAACCCCATAATCCCATAATACACCCTGCGTTTTCTAATTCTAAATCTAATACTCATATATTGTAATGAAGCAAGATCTCTTAATAACTTAACGCAATCTAAATAACGGAATGGAGCGTCTAACTTTTTACTACTTAAATGATCGGCTATTAAACGGGTAATATTATTATTATACTGGTCATTTATTAAAGTCGTATGCTTATCAGAGTTGAAGAACGTACCAAGACCGGATACGCATTTTATTTTTTCTCTTTGACGTGTATTACATTTAGAATTCTTATTCTTACAATAACAATATTCGAAATCGGTCAACGATGCGACACGCTTCCACTTTGACGGTGTGTGTCCTTCCTCATGGCAAGCTGTATCGGATACATAAACCCCTTCTATCTGTTCACTTTTAGGAATATACTCGTATATATTTACCTCTCCCTTTACATAACAAGCTTCATCTATATACTCGGTGACTTCCATGTCTTTATTATAAAGACAATATTCCCCACGATCTATTAGACAAATAAGTGCTAATTTTTATCGGACAAATATCATTCTGATAAGCTTTGGCTATTTTCCCCAAAGCATCCACATAATAAGAATACCCTGAAGCATACGATTTTCTGATTTGTCGGTATTCGGGTTTTCCGGCAAATACATACCCTTTTGGATGGATTAAAGGCAGCTTATCGCCTATACGGTTAACCCTTAACCTATTTGTTGTAAAACGGTTTTTGCATAATTCCACACCGTTAAGTTTAGGCTTATTGGTTAGTTTTAAATAGTCGGAAATGCCACTACCATTACTACCGAAACCGATAATAATATGCGTATCCAGTGTTACGGTTGTAATTTCTGATTTAGACGAAGATGGAAATACGTTTGCCTCTTCATCGCTTTCTACAATACCAAATTGAAAGTGTTTGAAAGACCGGAAATTACGGTTGACATATCCAGTTATTTCAACGGCATAATCCCCGCAAGGTATTTCCCTGCCATTAATGTGAACGGTAACAGTGTTTTTATCTATTTCAAACGGAAAATTCAAACTACGCAAACGGCTTTTTACCACAACATTCACAAAAGACGCGCCCGACAGGTCAAACGGCACTGTGACAAACTCCCCCTGCTCATTCTTTCCCGTAACTTCATCAACAAGCAGCTTTATATTGAAGTCATTGCCTCTTACTATTTTTATCATGGCTATCGTTATTTTTTTATTAGATGTGCGCGTATGATGGCTTTAAAACCTGTTATCTCACTGGTTGTACTGGAATTATCAAGTACATCAATGACGCTTGACAATATAGATGTAGTGACGGAAAACTCATCCGAATTTACCGCGCATACGGTTTTTGTGTTCAATATCAGTGTCTTTGTTTTCGTCCGGATGATGACGGGCAAAATAACATCCCCGTTTACCTGCCGGGAAACAAGGGCAATCTCTCCGGAACTCCCATCGACCGCCCCCCATTCTCCGTGCAGCTCAAAACCTATAAGCGAATAGCCCTCCGGTATTTTAGTAGCGGTAACTCCCGGCGCAAAGGCATCTTTTATGATGAGTGTTCCTGATGGTATCACTGGCGTTGTTGTTTCCGTGCCGGAAAGAATATCCGTCCAATCATCAAATGTCCATACGCCGCTCTGTCTTATAAATGTCCCTTTCCGTTGGCTAAACACTGAATCTTCGCTATACATATTCAGCCGTACTTGCCGGATATACTGATTGGGCTGTTTTGTGAAACGCGTCACAAACATAACATAAGAACTAGACGACGGTATGGGAGGTCGCCCGCCAATACTGTATGTATATACTCCCGGCTCTGTGATTTCTTCAAGGACTGATTCTTCAATACCACCCAAATTTTTACTATCAACCCACTCTATTAAAGACAGCCCGAAATTTCCGATACGTTGATGTGTGTTCTTTCCTATTCCCAACTCGTCCCTTATTTCTTCGGCAAGGGCTACCACTTCTGCTCGTTCCATATTTTTATTGTTATATATTTATAATTCAGGCAAAGGACATAAATCCGTATTTTTCGTATAAGCGGAGTTCAAATCGACTTTTGAACCCATCTCCACACTTTCAACGTATTCTTTAAAATCCTTTAAACGTTTCATATAATCCTCGATAGGCATTTCTGCAAGTTCGTTTTCCGCCACTTCCAAATAAGTACCAAATGCCTGTCCCAACAAATAAGTGCGCGGGTAGTCATTCGCTACCGTACTGTTTATCCTTTTTGCAACAATCAGCTCCACAGCACGCTGCATGCCTGTATTTATACCGTCACTCATAAATATCCTTAGTTTTTACATTATACATAAACATATCATCAAAAGCCGGAGACGGAATTACCGATATAACCTTATCTATCATCCATGTTTCTATTTCGTAGTAAGATTGACCTTTGTTTAACTGTAAATTTACAGACACTATAGTTCCCTCACCCCCTGTCGGATAGCGGGCGGTTAATTCTATATCCAGATCGGACCGCACCGGATAATCCGCCTGTATGGTTAGTTTATAGACAAAATATCCCGATACACCGTCGTTTGTCCAATAGAAAGTAAACAGAATGTTATTTGTAATCGTCTTTTCGCATACATACCTGTTCCATATACATTCATACGCTACCTCCGTGTTTGAATAAGCGTAACTTTTACCCGCCAGTTTGTACCTTTCCAGCAGGGCAAAGAGCTGCCTTTCTTTATCTACATTCGGGAAAGAGGCTTTTATTATAAAATCAACAGGTTTTCCATCCCCCTCTTCGATGTCTATGATAATCCCCAAATCATCATAGACTATCTTTTTCAGCATACATACCTGCGGGGTTACGCTGGCTTTTTGGGTTACCCGCGCTTTCCATACCGTGAATTTGCCGTATAAATCAGGTATCGGCGAAATAAGTACTTGCAAAAGGACGAACAGCCTGATATTACGCAGTCTTACAGGCAATAAATCCAATATCCATTTAGTCCATGAAACCATTGCTCAATCAATTAAATAAGTTATATCACTTGCATTTTTTTCATAAACGAAAGCTCCGGAATAACTTTCTATCTTTCGTCTTAATTCAGTCGTCCCGCTCCATGTAGTGCTTTTCAGTACGACATCTTTTACTCCTTCCGTTGTCTGAATGACATCCACTAGGGCGGAAGAATAGAATACGCCGCCATATTCGATGTTTTTCAGATAGTTTTCAATGGCTTCCTCTACAGGTTTGCCCGTTCCGTCTATCCGCGCTCCCAAACTGTCCATAATCAGCGGATCATAAAAAATCTGCAGTTGGATACGGATAGGGTCGGGAGCTCTGCTGACAAATAAGAAATGTGTTCCGGCAGCACCAATATCGCGCATATAACGCTCAAAGGAAGCACGCACACCTTCCGCTAACGGTTGTTTACCCGCATCGCTAAAATAAACTTTTAACTTCGTGACCCCGTCGTCCTCAACCTGTCTTATAGCAACATTCTTGACAACCTGTTTGCTTGTATCCACCGTGGCATATCCGTATGAATAAGTGGAAGCATCAAAAACCAGCGCATCCCCTTTTTGAAATTCCAGTGCCTTGTGAAAGTACCAAGATATGGAAGTTACGTAACTGTTTTCTATCTTGTTTTCAATATCCTTAGAAAAAGCATCCCAAAGTTGCTCCAAAAGCCAGCATGAGGAAGCAAACAGAAAAATAAGAACTGCCTCTATGCTTACCTTTGAAAACTGTCGGTCAAAGGTTTTTTCCGAATCCAACCCGTATAAGCTCCTGAGTGTTTCGTTTGAAACAAACTCCTGCTTTATCTTGGTTTCTATTTCCTGTATCGTACGTGCCATTTATCCAAAAGTTAAATCAAATGTTTCATCAAATACCCTGCTTTCCATCACTCCGGAAGAAGCTGTTGCCGGACAGATTTTCTTACTGGAGTAATACTGTACTATCCGCTTGTCTATTATGTTACCGAGTGAAACCTTTAGCTGCTGCCCGGCTTTTAACGTGTCGGTAACTTCCAGTCCGTTTTCCTGCGCCAACAGGAAAACACCCTCAACGCTTCCATACACCTGTATTGCCAAATCCGCTAGAGACTGGTTGGATAGTACGGTAACTTTCATCTTTCGTTTTTTTTTATTTTATACCTGAACCATATACCACCGCCCGCAATAATAACCGCAATCCATGCCAGCCATCCGCTTGCATAGAAAAAAGAATCGCCGAAACGTCTCTTTTCGACTACCGTTTCTTCCGTCTTTTCCCTCTCCCTGTAAATCGTATCCGTCCTTTCCATCCAAAGGGTATCGTGTACTTCTGTCTCAATTCTTATATACCTGATATTTACGGGAATACTATCCTTGTTTTCCAAGGAGTGATACAGCTTGCCGCCATGAAAGGACGCGTCGCTTTTCGCATACGATGTTTCAAGATGCGAGATACTGTCCGTTACATTGCCACTTCTTTCAAGAAGCCCCTTTATTAAAGCAAGGCTATCCTTGTAGATTTCCGTCCTTTTCTCGCTTCTTGCCCTCAATTCCCTGAGCTCGCTTGCCAGCTTGGAATAATCTGTGAGGACAACACTTTTACGCTTTGTAGAACACGAAAACAGAAAAACAGACAACAGGCAAAATATTAATATTTTCTTCATGGCTTTACAATTATATTAGGTAAAAAAGAGGTGTATTCACTTTTGACGTCAAAACAGGGACATTCTTTCATATACTCATCGGGGGTTATAACCCCATCCCCGTTGCGGTCGGGTGAAGTATCCCTGTGTCCCAGAATATCAATAACCGGGTGTCGGGAACAAATATCCTGTACCAGTTTGCTCATCGCCGTTTTCTGTGCCTCTGTCCGGGTATCCTTTGCTTTTCCTCTTTTATCCAGCCCGCCTTCGTAACATATACCTATGGAACAATGGTTATAAGAAAACTTTTCTCCGGATACCGGATAGTTGTCGTGCGCCCCGATCTCGATCTCATCCCTGCCTTTGCACACCGTCCCGTCCTTACGGATGTAATAGTGGTATCCAATCTTGCCGAACCCCCTCTGTATATGACTTGCATTTACCTGTTCAGCCGTAAAATCCATATCCTCCCTTGTGGCGGAACAATGGATAATAATGTAACTTGGTTTATTCATCTTTTTTCTCTTTATTGTTTTTGTTCTCTTTTTCAGTACCGTTTAAATACTCTTTAAATTTGTAGGAATAATCCACTCCGAATAAAGCTCCGGCAAACGTGGATATCTCCCCGAAAGCCACAAGTACAGAGTTGTCAATCTCACCCGTGGGGGCAATCCAAAACCCGCAATACAACAATACAATCCCCGCCAAAACAAGGAAAACAGCCGTCCCCAACTGCACATTCAATCTTTTTTTCATCATCACTTAGTTTACTCAACATCAATCACCAGTTTACCCGTATCATCCAGTTGTACCGAAGCCTTGTATCCATCCAGCTCAAGCTGTGTCTGCACGTCAGCCCTTATTTCGGAAACACGCCCGACGCTCTTTAAATACTGCTCACCGACGCCAAGAACGGGATATTCTTTAAAATCCCCCTTGTTGGATTCCACAATAAGGGATATGTGGTCTGCGTCACTTTCACCAATCACAAGCCCTCCGGTTATCTTGCCGGAACTATCCCTTTTTATCCGTATGGATAAATCACCGTTGTCATCAAGAATTATTCCCCGTCTCATTAGTGCTTTACTTTTTCATCCTCATAATCACCCTTTGACAGCCTCGTGGCGGCAGAAGAAAGGGAAATGGTACTTCCGGACTGGGCACTAGCCGAACCTGTCGTGCTTACCGTATGGGTATGGCTGTTATATATATCAATAAAGCCGTTAATTTTTTCCGTCAGCTTTGCAATATCAATCAATCCCCCCAGTTTACCTCCGTTCATCACAATGCCGGAGGTACTTACATCCACAGACACCCCGCCCGTCTTTATCATCACTTTGTCTATTTTGGATGTGGCGACAACAAGCCCTTCCGTAACCCCGCCAATCAGGAGCACCATAACATAGCTCCCCACTGCCGGAAACACCGTGAACGAATCCGTTATCTTTTCATCAATGACGGCGTTAAGCCTTACCTCGTACAATTCAGGGCTACCGTCACGCTCAACCGTGCATGTCGCCTCTTTTTCGTTTACATCCTTGACCGTACCGATGCAGACGCTCGCACCGTTTGTGACGGAAGCCCCGACTGTGTTCATCAATACCCTGGCCATTTCCATAAAAGCCTGTTCCGCCGTCATACCTTGTAACTTAATTTGTTAATCCGCTCATAATAGGCGTTTCCATATCTTACCCTTACACTCTCAATCAGGTATTTACCATCGCGCTCAGGCTCTCTTTCCGATATGAGCTCCAATGTGTCTCCCGCTTTGGTTAACGGTATTCCGTACCCGGTAACAGTGCCTTCGAACCCGTCAAAACAAACCCTGTTATATTCAGCTGTCGCCAATTCCCGTAGTTGCTTTGATGTCTTATCCGTAAAACTGAGCGTTTTGGTATTCGCGTACTGGTCTTTATCCCCGACTTCCTCTTTTATTTTCTTTCCGTCACGTGAGTAGCTGACAGCACAGATACGAATTTTCTTATCCTCCTTGCGCTTATATCTCAAGCTGCTTTTCTTGACGTTCTTGGAGAAGTCATACACATGCACCGTTTTTGCCTGTACCGTTTCGTACTTGAATTTACAAATGAGCTTCTTACCCTTTATAGAGGTATAAAAACCATACTTTGTCTTTAACTCCCGCAATACCGACAGCGTACTTTGGCTGTCAATCTGGAATTTCCCCAGATTCGTATCATGGCATTCTATCTCGTAATCCGGAGCGATATACTGCAAAACCTCTTTCAGGGTTACGCTTTTCCAACTTTTTACAAAACTGTTTTTGCGCAATGTATAGGTCTCATCATCAAGATGCAGCTTCATGGGAAAACCGCTTTCAACCTCGCGTATATACCCTTCGAACTCAACGTTCATTTCCCCGTTGTATCCCAATTCAAGAATAGCCCTGTCGCCCTCCGCCAGATATTCACGCAGGCTCCCGTCCGCCTTATTGCCGTAACGTTTCGGTATTACAACGACGGCGGTATCGCCCAGCACTTCGATCGTATTGCTTATTTCGGCGGAAGATATGCGGTCAAGCATGACCTTTCCACCTTCTTTGCATTCGATAGTAAGACGTGAACAAAGATTCAGGTACAACATAAGCTATTCGTTAAGTATTAAAGAAAACAATGCGGGCTTAATGCTTTTCGCCGTTATAGTGTATTTCACCGAATCCGGATAACCCTCTACCGGCTCAAAGCTCTGCTCTTTGAAATAGATGGATTTTATACCCATGTCAAGCATAAGCGGACAAGCCACATCAATAATATCGTTGACCGCAAAAAACTCCGAAAGTTCCTTGACCTTTTCGCCCGGATAGGCGTGTTCGTCCATATCCACAAGAATCCCGTTCATGTCTATGTCCCAGCTGTTCATTCCGAAATTTTCCACTATCTCCGCTTCATCACCCCCATCGACCACCGTTACACTGATATTTTTTGTCCGTCTAAAGCGCATCAGGGGAGGCGGTGCAAATATATTTTCGGTTTCCGCCGTCAGGCTGCCAAAGGCAAAATTCATCTCCTTTCCTTCATGCTTCATCACCACTTCGGCAAATTTCCAGTCGGTGGGCTTGTACGTTTCCAGACTGAAATTTTTATCGCCTTTTAGCTCTGTGGCAATCTTCCAGCGTGCATCATTATAAACAATCCCGGCTTTAAACAACCCTCCGTTCAGCATCCCTTCCGCCGTTCCCATCGCCACACCTGCGGCAAACCCGAAGGCACTTTGGTAGCGCGCAAATAAATCAACAATGTACCTCATAACCGTTTTTGTTTATTCTTCTGTTTTTACACCGAGCACCCCTTTCTTGGCAAGCCACTGTATCTGCCTTGCTTTCTCCATCCATACATCATCCGGCAGTTCCTCCGGGAAAGGAATATGAAAGTAGAAACTTATAAAAGCATTGTATTTTCTTATGTAATCCCTGTTGCTGTCATCCAGCAACAGGGGATATTCCTCTATAAGTTTTCTATATCGGGCTTCTGAAAAGGGAGCAGTTCAACGATGGCAAAGTATGCCTGATAAAACAGGTTATCATCTGCCATAATCTGCTCGATGTCCGTAAGGGTACAGTTACGCACGTATATCTCCTTTGCTTTTCCCGGATTGTTCATTTCGTACTTTTCCGCCTCGCCGATAACCTTCCTGTCAGGCGAACGCACAACAGTGGTTAGTACGGTTTCCTTTCCGTCTTTGCTTTTCAGACAAACCTTTGAAAGGTCACAGTTCGGGAATTTCTCTTTCTGCTCTTTAATAAATTCTTTAGTAATTTCCATGATGTTTTTGTTTATAAGTTAATTTTATGCGTTATTATACTCCACTCCCAGTACAAACAGCTCATACTGCTTGTTTAGCCCCATTTCGGTATTCACCTCGCGTCCCTGGCTCTGGAATTTAGCCTGTACCGTATCGTTAACAATCTGGTTATATTCGTTGACAAACGTTACATTGATGGTAAAAGGCTTGATTCTGAGCAAATCCCCCTTGCAGGCGTTTTCAATCTGTACTGCCTGATTCATCATCATAGTGATGCTACCTGTATGGTCTTTCTTACCCATGCTCCATGATGAAGCGTCATTCATTCCCAGCGTGTAATTTTTCTGATGCTCCATTGTCGTATTATACTCAATGGATACGACTTCTTCCCATACATTTCCTAAAGCCGTAATGGTAGCATCCGCACCGTCATAGGCTTTTCCATCCCTTCTTATCTTCATATTTAAATAGATGTTTTAATGTTTACCGTCCCGTCAATCCTCCCGATGCAACCCATCGGAACCCAACCGTAATAAACCGTCAATGTCTTATCCCCGTAAATCAGGTTGCTGTCCGCGTCAATCTCCGTATTACCCCCCGAAACTTCCTGTTTGGCTGCCATATTGCTGAATACGTCATTGCCGATACCCTCGAAGTATTTTACCATCCCCGTAGTCAGTTTTCCTGTTGACGCATCAAGCGGCACTGTTGATTTAATTTTGGGAAGATATACGGAGTAAAGCTCCCTCATCACCTTACAGTTTGTCCGGCTCAGGGCGATAGTGCTCTCGTTCATATTGCCGTCCTTATCCACTACCACGGGAGCGCATACGTGGTCGTCATTCAGGCACACCACCCCCGAATAGTATTCGCCGAATATGTACCCTTTTTCGTTCAGCCCCTCCAGTTCGTTCTCTTTTTCCCTCACCTTTTCATGTGAGGAAAAGCCTGCATTTATCCAATTTCCGCGATTGGCGTCCGTCAGAATCATAGTTGCCACCTCACCGATATTGTAACTGACGGGCTGGTACGCCATGCATCCGAGCAATGCCCCGACAGCCGCGTATTTCTTTTCATTGCCCGACAAGGTTTCCGCAAAATCCCAATCCTGTCCTATTACAACCGACACCTGATTACAGGATACGGGAACGCCGTCCGTTTTTATATCCCGCAGGTTCAGCATGGTTGCCGCCGTAACATTTTCAATTCCGGCACATTCAAGCACAATATGCAAAGGACGGTTTGTCTCCTGTGTCCAGTCCGCCAATACCTGAGCCGCCTTTATTGCCGGGATAATATCTTCCGGCAAGCCGTCCACCATCGTAACGGACGGCTCGGGGATATAGCAAAAACCAAGATTGAAGATTTGCCCGTCACTCGCCGCGATCATCTTTTTAACGTCCGCGTCGTTAATCAGCGAGGCGTAATCCTTGCCGCCGTCCGCAACGTTAAGGACATATAATTTGACTCCCTTGCCACCAATGCGGAAATACTCGGTTATGTGATGGTAAAGCAGGCTATTAGCACTTTCGCTGATACCGAATGCAGCCATGTCATTCACAGAAGAAAGCAGGGCAAAATCTCCGGCAGACAACTTGGTATTTCCGCTTCCTATCGCGCCGAAGCATCCCACCAAAGCGGATACCTTTTCATAACCGCCCAGAACGCTTTTCCCGACTTTTCCTTTTTTAATCGTTACCCTGCTCATCTTTTACCTCTTTTGAAGTGTCTTCTGTCCCCTTTGTCTTATCCGCCTCTTTCGGGGCATTACCCTTGTTTGTATCTTTCGGGGGTTGATTATCGGCGGCGTTGTTTTTCTCCGCTTTTGCATCCCCTTTCCTGAATATGCCTACATTTTTTCTAACCCCGTTCTCTGAGAGGATAGCATAACTTTCTTGTGTGAAACACTCTCCCCGTGTGTTATAATACAGCGTACTCACACCCAGTTTTTCGCAGATACGCAACATTTCCGCGCTCTTATCCGTGGTGGACTTTTTGTTATTTGCCATTTCTTTAAGTTGTATTTAAGGAAGGGAAAAACCCCTTCCGTTGGTTAATAATCCTGCGGTTAAGTCGTTTTTTCTTTTATAGAAACGATAGCACCGACCGCCTTTTCTTTCTTTTGCGGCAAAGCCACAAATCTGGATGTAAAACTGATTAAATTACGCTTGTTCAAAGGGTCTTTTGTCGCTTCGCTGTAATACATCTTTGTCGCACCCTTACATTTGAACATGCGCGGCACGTAAAAGAATACGGAGGCTTCAAAATCATTTGCGCCCGCAACCGCGCCGAAACTCTTCTTCTTTTTGGTTGTACTGTCAAACAAGGGACAGTTTACCGCCTCGTAAATATCAAAACCGTACAGCTTATAAATTACACCGTTGGTATAATCATGGTACTGGTCTTTGAATTTCTGATCTTCTTCCAACAAGTCATTAATGTGGTCGCTGCAAAGTACAAGGCGGCGGTTTTTCTTAGGCACTTTCAGCTTATCCAACTTTCTGCGCAGGGAAAGTATGTCTATTCTTCTCAATTTTTTGCGTCCGTCCTCATCCGCCTCACCCGTTGTCAGTAAGACAGGCGTTTCGGCAGTATCCTCTGTCGGTGCAAAGGCATGAATCGCCTTATCCAGTATCCCTTCGCTCAGTTTGTTACCGTGGCGTGTTTTTACCAATGCCATTTTATCATAAGCAAGGGCGTATAACTCATCATCCGTCACTGAGGTGGGTTTCGTTTCAAACTTGCTTAACTTGATGGACACATCGCCATCCTCAAGCGTTTCGACCTCCAGAGGGTAAGTCGTATTGTCTATCAGCACGGTCGGGTCGCCGGACACATCACTGAGATGGATGGTGTCATTTTCCGCGTACTGGCTGAAATCGGGTATTCCATCAAGGAACGTGCCCTCCATTGCGTGCGTATAATGCTCCACAACCTGCCGCGTCCAAACCTCCACATACACGCCTGCGCGTAATCCGTTCGGCATACGGACAAAACTCAATGCCGTACCGATTATGGGGAAACCGATAATGCCGTACCACACATTAACCCCCAGACACAAGGCAATTACAGTACCTACAATCGCACAAACCAATAAGGCTGCAACAGCCATAATCATTCTACCTGTTCTCTTTTTCATCTTCTCTAATCAACTTTAAACTGTTTTTATCTGTTATTTAAACTCCGCATTGTACAGGGCACTGAATTTCTCGGGGTCGCTCTTTGCCAACGCTTCAAGACCGCGCGGATCTTCCTTTTGCCATTCCTTCCACGTCCAGCTTTCACGTCCCAGAGCCGCGCTTACCGAACTTCCGTTTTGCACCGTCTGCACCAAAGAGGGGGCGGGCTTTATATCACCCAATACAGCCATCAGGGCTTCAATACCCGAATCATGCCCGATTTTCTCGTAGACCGCCTTTTGTTTTTCGGTGATTTTTTTATCACTTACGGCTTTGGCGACCGTATCGGTGATTACCTTGTCGGCGGCTTCTTTCTTCTCCTTTTCCGCGTTATCCGCACGGCTCTTTTCCGCCTCAAGCTTATCCTCAATGGCTTTTGTTACTTCATCATCGGTACTTTGTGCCGTTACGCCCGTAAGACCGAACTTTTTAATTAATTTTTCCTTGTCCATTTCTCCGTTATTTTTGTTAGTAATATTGTTTCCCAAACATGCCGCAAAACGGTTATACAGCGCAGTAGGCGTTTCAACCTTCAATTCTTCCGCAGAAACAGGCGTTACGTCCGTAGCAATAGGGGCTACAATGCCGTCTATCAGTTTGGCTTCTTCCGCTTCCTGTGCCGTAAACCAGTTGTCACCGACCAAGAGTTCTCCCGCCTCCTTTTCATCCTTTCCCATCTTGGTCGCATATAATTTTTTAAAATTCTTTTCCATCCCGCGCAAAAGTTTGGCAGCCTTTTCCATATCGGAGGCGTTGCCGTAACATCCCCCCGAAGGTGCATGTACCATCAGGTAGGAATTTTCACACATATATACCTTATCTGCGGCAAGCATGATAACCGTACCCATAGAGCAGCATACGCCCGCTATGTGGACATTCACCGGAATGTCACACGCTTTTATGTGGTTGTAAATCAATGTACCCTCGAATACATCGCCCCCGTAGGTATGCAGGTACACGTTTATTTCTTCCGCGACCTTTCGCGCTTCATCAAAACGTGCGATAAACGCCTGTGCCGAATTATCCCCGTAAGGATAAATCTCGCCGTAAATTTTAACCTCCCCTGTTTTCTTCTTTGCCATCTCCCGCTTGTTTTTTCAGCAAACATAACGCAGAAAAAAGCCCCTTACAACTATCCGTTTATCGGTTGTACCATTCGTTTTAAGAGTTGAACACTTTCTTTATTATCAGGCAGTTAGCTGTAATATTTGCATAAAATAATGTGCAAGTCATGGGAGATATTACAAACGAAAAAAAGAGAGAGATAGCGGAGGACATGTATATCCGCTTGGGGATGACAGGACGTGAGATTGCTGAAAATCTGGGCGTGACGGAACAAACCGTGAGCCGTTGGAAAAAAGGGAGGGACGGTGAAAAAGACTGGGACGCGCGCAAAAATGAAGCGCAGCTGACACCCCTGAAAATAAAGGAGCTGTTGTTGGAGGAAGCGCATAAGATTGCCAAAGGCGAGGAATCCAACATCAAGGCAGACCAGCTCAGTAAAATAATGGCGGCGATAGACCAGCTTGATAAAAAGATAAATGTCCGTACCGTAATGGACGTTTTTCGCGAGTTTGACAACTGGATGGCGGAGCAGGAGCCTAAGACGGCAATACTATTCACCAGATTTCATAAACTATTCCTTCAATACCGCATAAGTCTTGAAGCCTAAAACAGCACGATATGTCTACGAGATATGATAAACTCCTAAATGACTACGACAAACATTGCAGGCGCATTGCGCAGTATACAAATATACGCATCAATGAAACGCCCAAAGAAAAGGCGGAGCGGATGCGGAAACTTGAAGCGGATTACATAAAGTGGTTCGAGTATTATTTCTCTGATTACGCCAAAAAGCCCTGTGCGTGGTTTCACAGGAAACTGGCGAACAAGATCATCAAGAACAGGCATATCAGGGCTTTGGCGGAATGGTTTCGTTCCGCCGCCAAATCCGTACATATAGACATGGGTATCCCCCTATACCTGTACCTTGTAATGGACGACATGCATTATATGCTGCTGATAGGCGAGACTGAGCCGAAAGCGAAAAAGCTGCTTTCCTCCCTTCAGGCACAACTCCAATTTAACCAGCGTATCATTAACGATTACGGAATGCGCTTCAAGTTCGGGGATTGGGCGGACGGGGATTTCACAACGACAGACGGGGTGAAATTCACCGCATTAGGATTCATGCAATCCCCTCGCGGGGCTCGCGAGGGCGAAAACCGTCCGGACTATATCGTTATTGACGATGTGGACAACAGACGGCATGTCAACAACGACAAAATGATGCGCGAAGCGATAGAGTTCATTACGGAGGACGTATGGGGAACTTTCGATTCGGACGAGGATACAACCAACCGTTTCATTTACGCCAACAATAATTTTCATAAAAACAGCATCACCAACCGCCTGAAACAGTTGTTCCTGCAAGGAGAAAAACAGGCAGAGCAGGATGGGGACGAATGCAACTTTTATATACTGAAAGTTTGTGCCGTTAAAAACCTTGTGGATTTTACACCGGAATGGAGCGAAAAGACCAGTGCGGAATACTGGCGGAAGAAATACAACTCCATGCCGTACCGCTCCTTTATGCGCGAGTATATGCACGTGCACATTCAGGACGGAGCGGTATTCAGGTATGAGGACATTATTCACGGGGAAATGCTCCGTCTGGATAAATACGACGGTCTGGTATGTTACGGGGACTTGTCTTACAAGGCGGCGGGTGATTACAAAGCCATGCTGCTGGTGGGTAAGATCGGTCGTATGTTTCATATTATCCATGTTTACCTGCGCCGCGGTTCACGGGCAAAGGTGGCGGCATGGCTTTACGACTTGTACGAGGATAAAAAACTCTCACGTTACAACATCCACTACCTGATAGAGGGGCTTTTTGCACAGGATGAGTTCGTGAACGACTTCGACGAAGAAGGGGACGAGAGGGGCTACCATATACCTGTCGTCGCTGACAAGCGCGGTAAGGCGGACAAGTTCGACCGCATCGAATCAACCGCCGGATTCTTTGAGCGGCACAATGTCATTTTCAATATAGAGGAACAGGACAGCCCCGACCAAAGGACGCTGATAGACCAATTCCTCGCCTTTGAAAAAGGCTCACAGGCAAATGACGACGGACCGGACGCGTGGCAGGGGGCGGAATCAAAATTAAACAGAATAACTTTTGTCGAAAAATTCGAGCCGCGTACCACTTCACGCTCGGAGAAACGGCATAAATCGAAAAATACTTACTAATATGGCAAATTTCATACAGGAACAGGATTACGAAGTTCAGGCGCGCGAGGAAATGATGCGCCTTATAAGTGGCGGGAATGAGGCTGCGATACTCAAAGCCGAACGTTTCGCCATCAGCCAGATACGCAAGTACATCGGCGGAAGATATGACTGCGACAGGATATTCTCCCGGACGGGGGACGAGAGGGACGACTATATCATTATGATAACCATAGATATCGCCATCTACCACCTTTGGAGCAAGAAAGCCCCCAAGAACACCCCCGAACACCGAAAGATACGGTATGACGACGCGCTTGCATGGCTGACGAGCGTGGGAAGCGGGGAGACACCGACAGACCTGCCGCAACTCCAGACGGAGAATTACAAAGGGGAGATACGCATCTATTCATTACACAAGCCGAACAATAATAAATATTAGAGTGCCCGTACTTGTGTTTAAACGTGTTTAAATTAAACTTTTAATATCCTATTGATACATGACTTCAAAAGCAATAAAAAAAACGCCTAAAACGGGCGGAAACAATGCCAACCTGATAGTGGCTAAAATCATCAGTGAATTTAAAGACAGGACACGGGCGGAAATAAGGAAATGGAGGCAGGCTCTCGAATTGGCTGGAGACGTCGAGAATCCGCGCATGTACCTGCTGCAAGACCTGTACGACAACCTGAAAGACGACGGGCACTTTATTTCGCAGGTGGAGCTGCGTAAGGCGGCAACACTCTGCTCACCCTTTTCCATTCAGGACAGGAAAACGGGTGAGGTCAACGAGGAAAAGACAAAGCTCTTTAAATCCGAGTGGTTTTACAACTTCATGGAAGATGTTCTGGAAGCCCCCTATTACGGTTATACGCTTTTGGAGCTGACAAACCCGCTTACAATGGAATTTCAGCTAGTACCGCGTCGTAATGTAGTACCCGTGTTCTCAATGGTGTTACCGGAAATAAATGCGACAACAGGTATCTCTTACGCCTCCGGTTACGAAAACTCTCTTATCCACGTCGGTAAGCAGAATGACATCGGGCTGATGGCTAACATTTGCGGGCAGCTTATCTGGAAAAGGAATGCGCAGCAGTCGTGGGCTGACTTCTCGGAGAAATACGGGCAGCCGCTTCTCACAGCCACGACAAACAAAACATCGCAAGGGGACATTGACAAGATAGAGGCGATGCTTTCCGCGCTTGGGGAAGCGGCACAGGCGGTATTGCCGGAAGGTACGACCATTGACATTAAGCCGTTCGCGGGTGCGGACGCCTATCAGGTGTACGACAAACAGATAGAGCGGATAAACACCGAGATAGGAAAGCCGATCACCGGAGGTACGATGATTAGCGACAACGGCGCGTCACGTTCGCAATCCGAAGTACACGAAAGGAATCTTGACGACAAGATAGCGGCGGCAGACCAGCGCATCGTTGCGTTTACAGTGAATGGGCAGTTGCTCCGGATTATGCAAGCCGCCGGATGGGATGTTAACCCCGAAACGGACGAGTTCGTTTTCGATGTTTCCGTAAAAATGAGCCTGAAAGACTACGCGGAGATTATTTTTAAGTTATTGGAAAAAGGCTATCCGATTCCGACCAAATGGATAAGCAAGACCTTTAATATACCCATTGACGGAGAACCCGTCCCACCAACACCCGTACCGATGTTACCCGCACCGAAAGCCACAGCGAAGAAAGGGGGATTTCTGGGAAATTTTCAATAGGGGCATCCGGCAGCCCCGAAGAAAAAGAAGATACCCCTATACCCTTCCTTTATCCGCCATCGGAAGGGATAATGGCACAAAAGAATGAATTGCCGGATTTTGCCGATGAAATAGCCCGGATATGTGCGGATATATACAAGCGACGGAAAGGGGTGCATTATGACGCCAGCCTGCTAGCGGAAACGGCGGGGACGTTATTAAAGGGAGTATATGCCGGATACGGAAAAGACTTCATTTCCGTTGGATGGGATACGCCCGATCTGCCGATGCTCTCACGGCTCACACAAAATGTATTCAGTTTTTCGGCGGCAAAGAACTATCAGGAACTGCGCACTATCACCGATGCGTTACGGGACGAAGATGGGAAATTGCGGGATTTTCAGGATTTCAAAGAGGAAGTAGGCGTAATAAATGACAAATTTAACAAGGTATGGTTGCAAACCGAATATGACACGGCGATAGCCACCGCAACCCAATCCGCCCGATGGCAGGAGTTCAAAACGGAAAAGGCTATATTTCCCTTTTTGCGTTACCAGACGGCGGGGGACGACAGCGTGCGTGATGAACACCGCCTGTTGGACGGGATAACCAAACGGGTGGACGACCCGTTTTGGAGAACCTACTATCCGCCAAACGGATGGCACTGCCGTTGTGAAGCCATACAAGTACCGGAGGATGAAGCACAGGAAACACCGGAAGGAAGTTACCGCACGCCTCCCGTACCCGAGTTATTCCGCACCAATGTAGGGGAAACCGGACTGATTTTCCCTAGAACACATCCTTACTACATGGGAGTGCCGAATATGGAAATAAGGAAAGCCATCGCCTACCTTCCGCCCGAAAACGCTTATCTGGAACTGCGGGGAAAACGCAATGTCCCGGTTAACCTGCATGTTATGCACGGTGTTGGCGAATTGCAGGGCAACCTTGAAGTGATAAACGACCTGATAGCCGTTAAGCCGGGTATAAAGGAAGTGAGTTTGCTACCGGAGATACACAGCAAGGACAACGCTTTGAAACCGAAATTCTACCCTGATGGTTGGAAATTCCACAATAAGGACAAGAATGCGGACGCTGTTGTTAACTTTGGTAAAAAGGCAAAATGGGTGGTTGATATTAAGCGGCTTCAAGGAAATGCGGGGCATCTTAAAAAACATTTGGAAAAAGCAGCACAACAAGCTGATTATGCCATTATCAAGTTATCAGATGAAGAACTAAAAACAGGGCTCAACAAACTAAAATCAACAGTTAACTTTCATTTAAAAATAACAGACTTAAAAGGAGTGATTATCATCGGAAATGACGGTTCTTTGGTTTATGAAAGCTACAAAATACAACCACCCATAAAGAAATAAAATCCTTTATGGGTGGAGGTCGCGCCCGACTCGCAAGCCTGACAAGGGCAAAAATAATAATTATATTCTAATAAACAACTAAATAAACATTTTTTATGAAGCAACTGTATAAAGCCATTCAAAATCTATTCCGGCAGAATGATGCGATTTCCTGTTTCGAGGCGGCAAACCTGAAAGCTCCGGATTTTATAGACCTTTACAACGGACAACCGGAAGCACCGGAGGAGTTTGAATTCACAACCCCGGCGTTATTTATTGACTATTCGATAACATGGGATAGAGGCGGAAGCATGAGGCGGGGTGAGCTGACACTTGAGGTACACGTTTTAACGGCGGAATCAGAAGATACAGACAACCTGAATGCGGAGTTGCGCGGAATGGATAAGATTGATTACTACGAGATGGTAAGTGATCTCTTGGAAGATTTGGAAACATGCGAAACGGGAAAACTTATATTAAAGAATGAACGCCCGGCTGTTACCGATTATTTCAACTATCATATACTGACGTTCACATGCACCATATCAAGGCGAAGGACACAGGTAACAGAAAGCAAGATTGGAAATATCAGCGTAAGTAAAAAGACCTATATGGTAGATTAAAAAACTGGTGTTTAAAATTCATCTAAACACCAGTTAAAAGGGATAAGTTAAAACACATCTGTATTCTTTTACGTTAATTGAATCCCATAATTTGCACCTTTTTTCACCCATGTAAAAGAGCCCTTAATTCTACCTTTTACCATTTCCTTAATAATATCTTCGGTGTCACTCATAAACACCTGATATCTTACCTTTTGCTCACGCCACCCTTTATCTTTGTCCTCGTAGGGGACAAGAATTAAAACGGCGGAAGAACATCCACGCTCATAGCCTGCTATGTACAAGTCAGCTTCAAATACATAGTTTTCTCTTTCTTCATTATAGGCATCTCCATCCCACTTACATGGCACGCCATTTAAAAAGTGCATTTTCCAAGTTTGTTTCTTCATTTCTTATTTTTTTTCGTTGATTAATTCATTGAATACCTTCAAGTAGTGTTCTGAATCCTCTGAGATATCCCTTCTTCCAGATTCGGAACAATACTCTTCTACGAATTGACGAAATGCCTCAATAGCTTTATACTTCATAAAATCCATACCCTGCTGATACTTCTTTTGTCCGTTGAAGGACGCTTGCTCTATGAGGCTGTTAGCCCCTTCCTCTCTTGCCATATCTACAGCTTTAAGAGCATTTTCTTTTGAGATGACTGGATAATCTGGGTTAACTACCACGAAGCTCTCGTTTTCAATATATTCTTCTGATTTATTCATTTTTTCTTTGAATTGAGGGTTAATACATCTTTCCTCCATGCCGATAACTGCGGCATTCGTTGTATCGCATCTTTTGATTGATAAACCAAAGAATATCAATATCCAAATGCTTAGCAAAGCCGAATATTTTCAGCAATGCAATACCTACATCTCTACGAGAAATTTCTTGTATGATATTAAAGATTGACTCAGTAAAGGTTTTCTTTTTATAAATAGAGGCATATTCAATTAAAACTTCTTCTTCAAAAGCTTCCTCCTCGATTATAATATTTTTCATCCCATACCAATCTAATAAGCGTATGATAGCATCTGAAAGTTCATCCTCTACAGTATCTTTTACAAAGGCTTCAAACTCCTTGATAAAACGGCTTTCGCTTGTTGGAAACGAATTATACCTATCCGTAGAACTAATCTTCCTATAGCAGTAATTTTCTTTTCTGTCAGCCTCTATAGCTTCTGAAAGTTCAGTTATTACAAGCATCAAACAATGGTCTGTGCTCAATTCCCTTTCATGCCAATCATGATTCACTGCAATCTGATAGGCTTTATTTTTCAAATCATTTATCTTCATATCTATTCTGATTATGAATTGAAATGCTTGATAAGTTCTTCGGCTGTTGCCTTGTGAGTTTTTGAGTAATCGAATTTAATTAATTGGAAATACTCTTTTAGTTCAAGAAGAGAATGAATATCACTGATTACCCATTTCTCACCATCAGTAAACCATTGATGAATATCTGAATCATTCCGTAGGGATGCTAATGCAAGAAACAAGTCCCCATTATCTTCACAATTAATGAATCCGGCTAAATCATTCAATTCACCGAATGCTATAAGGTTCGTAGATACTCCACAAACACAAGGATATGTAACATTCTCTGGTATTCCAAATACTTTTCTATCGCCTATACTTTTTAAAGCTATCATTAGACGATTAGCGTGATTTCCGTCTTTAACAGCCATATAACATGGTGTTGTAAATCCTCTATTTTTCTTCATTTTTAATACTGTTATTCGTTAGTTGTAGCCTCTATAAATATTACATCCCTACCATCCTTACGCCTTTCCGGTTCACATGCACCGGTAGAATCTATCATATTATCACATGGAAGATTAGCAAAGTAGCAATTACGACAAGGAATTTTTTCTCCTTTATTGGGGTTCTCAATACATTTCAATAAAAGCAATCCATATTGAAATGATTCGTCTATTTGAAATTCTTGTTTACTCATTATTTCTATCGTTTTGAAAGCAGGTTTGCAGCTTTGTGATCTATCTCGGCGACTGTTGGAACCTTGTACACGTACCATCTACGTCCGCACGACTAACGAGAAAAGAGAACTATGTAGGGAGTAGATTTCCCATGCCTTCCACTCATACTTTTTGCTGACTGCTGTTCCTGCTTTAATTTATTACTCTCCGTAATTATTTAAGATAGCTGCTCATTCTCTTTTTTAGGCTCTACATAGAATGCTTCATCCTGAACAACCATCACTCCGCATTTAGGAAATAATTCAAATACGTTTTCTTTGTCTCTGTCCGCCAATAATTTATCTTTTGCAATCTCTTCGGCGGTACGAATATATTCCGGCAGAAATTCTTTAACCAAATTCAAAACCGAAGCCCAAGTAAAACCTTTCATATTCTTTAGCTTGGGAGTACCAGTACGAAAACCGAATACCCCATGTGTGCTTTCAATGCTTTTCTTTTTACTAAAAAGCTCCTTGTTTTCAAGAGCAAAAGCCTGTATTATTTCAAACTTTTCTTCTTTCAGGGTTGATAATTCAGCAAGTTGATCGGAATATTTATCACGAATTTTCGTAATCTCCATATCCATTTTACTACTGATGTTCTGAAATTTAGCATCTGCGGCGGCATAATCACCGAATGCTTGTTCTGCCGCTTCGCGGGATACATTTTGTACCAATACTTTTTTCTGTCTAACCATAATCTTATTTTTTTGAGTTAATAGTTTTCTTATTCATTGGTGGAAAACATACTTAATTGCCGTTTACTTTCTTCTTTTTCCCTTAACATTTTCGCCTCAAGTATTTTTAACTCCTTTACTGCGGGAATAGCGAGGTAATTATAGAAAGTTGTCCTACCTATCTTATAAGTAGGATATATATGTGTGTTATAGATATACACATCCGTACACCCGCGTTTATGATGTTCGGTGTAAATATTCTGTATATCAATTACACGAAGTAAAAAATTCCGTCTGTTATATTTTCCTTTTCCCATATTCAAGAATAATTAGAACCTTTTCCGGACACCGCCCCGGATAGCCAGCTACGCTTTTGCGTTCTGAGAAGGCATTGTAACGCTGAGACATCCGCGACGGATGGTTACAGGTTTCACGCGTGCTTCTTTCTCTATTTTTTCAACCTCGTCGGCTGTTTTCTGCTTTCGCGTGAACTCATTGTACACCCGTTTCATTTGTGCTTCTGTCATGCTGTTTAAATCATCGATTCCGGCAGCCCTGCAAGCCGTTGATATGATCTTTTGCAGTCTATCCCTGCGCGTTAATTCCGTATATAACCCTACTTTGTCAAAGTATCCGGCAATCGCTGCAATGACGCGTTTTCTCCACTTGTCCAGCATATCAAAATCCACATCGCTTTTAGTAATTCGTTTCATATCGGCGATCATCTGCCTGTATGCCTTAGGGGAACGTTCGTATAATTTCCTTAAAGAAGTTCCTCCGGAATACTGAAAGACAATTTCCTCTTTTGTAGCCCCCTGCATTTTTGCAAGCAACTCATAAAACTGCGCAAACCTGTTATTACTTGTTTTCATTAATTTTCCATTCAATACTTTTTTGCCTTTACATAAAGGACAGTTATCCTTTACGTATTCTCCCATTTGGTTAAGCCCCCAAAACCATCCGTTACCCTTGCAGTAAGGACATGGATAACCTTCATAAGTAAAATGTTCACTGCATAGGGTACGCATGTTTTCATCAGGGGCGGGAATAATTACATTAATCTGCCTGCTCATTTTTTAGCATTTTCATTATCGCAATCTCATTTTGAATACTTCTCACGCCGCCCGTAACGAGGCTCTTTTCAATTATGGTGTTCCGTTTGTCTTTCAATTCCTCTGTCAAATTTGCGTCTACTATGGCTTCTGTGCTGTTTTTAAGCTCTTTCATAAAGTCATCGACCGTAGCCCCGTAGTTCAGGCGTGTAACGCGATTATTAAAACGACTCCAAAACTCCGCATAACTTGGTTTCTTACGCATCCTTCCGTCAATTAATTTCTGCTCAAGATTATCCGCGCCGATGAAGTAACAGCCCAAAGCCATATAATCACCCATATTAGCCCTGTTATAAAGGCTTTTCATAAGCGTTATTACCTTATCCGAGCAATCTCCGAATTCATCCAATATAAGCAAGGGCTTATCCAGTACCAGTAATTCGTTTATGGTCTCGCGCCAAAGACGGGATATATTGCGGCTGGTAGCATCAAGCCCGAATTGCTGCGCGAGGAAAACAATAAAATCGGTTTTTGTATTATACTCCGAACAGTCGATGTAAAATACATTCTTGTTTTTCTGCGCAAATTCACGGGCTGCATAACTTTTTCCGATTCCGGCACGGTCACAGAGCATCTGCCAAATGCCATACTCGCGACATTTTTCCAAATGAGCCTGTACGGTTATGTAAGCCTTTGTCTTAGCTGTATTCCATGACCTAGCCTCTAAAATCTTATAATAACGCGCCAAAGTCAGCCATGTGGAATCCTTAACGACCCGGTAATTACGCAATCTCTTTGGCTTGTTTATCTGCGAGAAAGCACTTTTATTGAACCTAACGGCGTTTCTTTCCGATACTATGGATGCAAACTTAGTCCATGTTATTCCCCTGCGTTCCCTTTCGTTATACAAGCACTCTATAACCCTGTCTTTTACTTCTGTTGTAATTTCCATATCCTTTATTATTTAAAATCCTTGTTTTAAACCTGTTTAAACTCGTTTTTAACTATTCAGTAATGCTTCGATACGCATTTCAGCTTCACTCTTTTGTGTAATTCCGTTACGTTTATCCTCTAGAACATTATTGCGGGCGTTTTCCAGCGTTTTAGGAGTATCCCAGAATCCAAATCCGAAACCGTCCGTTCCCGTGGCTTTAAACCCGGTTTTTTCCATTATTTCACGCTGACGCTCCATTTCCGTTTTTGCATCGGCATAGCAGTTCTTTTGTTGTATGATAAAGTGTTGAACTTTACTCATTTCGCCCTCTTTGCCTTTCATATCGGCAACACAGGCGGCAAACTTCTCTTTTTCCTGAGCGTCTGCTACATATTTCCCGTCTCTATCCCTGAGTTCAATCCATTCAGGGCGGTCTGCGCGCAGATTTATAAATACTTTGAATGTATGCCCAAGATGTTCCCGGCTGAAATTGAAATCCATCGCGCTGCTATTGTTGTCCGGAACAATAAATTTCATTTTCTCCCCGCGTATGGTAATCTCAATACCCTTTTGTCTGTATTCGTACTCACCGAACGGGTGTGCGGGATTTTTCAGCTCAACCATGAAAAGGCTCAGCTTCTCGAAATAATTCAGCTTGACACGCCCTTCGTATTCTTCCGCGTACCGTTCGATTTTAGACTTGCCGATAAACGCTCCGTATGCGTCGCGCGCTTCGCCTCTACTGTTCCAAGCCTCTACGCCCGCCTTAAACTCCGCAAGCACCTGTTGCTCCGTCGGCAATTTGTCGGTAAACTGTAAATCCTTGGACAGCTCTTTTAATAATTCAGGATTGGCAACGCTATTATTGCTTTTTACGGTTACATTACCGCCTTTAAAATTTTTCAGTTTACGTAGTTCTCTCTGTTGGAAGTGTCCAATCACAAGCTCCACACTTTTAGACCTACCCGAGTAAGGCGTACACGGGAAATTAACATGTGTCATATTATTAATAAGAGCCTTTACAGTGGTAGAGATATTTGCGGAACTATTATCGAAGTTCATTTGATAAGGTTTATACCCCCAAGTATCCACCGCATTTTGAATAGCCTCAATAACCATACCCGCACTCTCGCTAAAAGCGACACTGTAACCGATTATAGCACCTGTACAGGCGTCGGTAACAAAGTAGGCGTAAAGGTCACTTGTAACAACCCACTTTTCACGTCCCTTGTTATCCTTGATTTTCTTTTTATAGTAAAGCTGCATTGTCGTACCATCCAGCGACCATAATAAATCAGGCTTGCTGACAGGCGCGCGGTCAATCATCGGTTGTATATCGGCATTACCCGCCAGTTCTCCATGACGCATATAATACCATATCCTTTTGTGTGTCGGCTGGTTCAGGTGTTGTTTGATGGCGGATACCGTCATTTTAGGAAGGTTCAGGCTTTCAGCCTGTTCATTATAGTACATTCCGATGTCCTCAAAACTGTATTTTACCGGATTGGCGACCAAACCCATTAGTATGGCGTGCGTCCGGGTGTTCATTTTCTCACGGTTGACATTTCCGAAATACCCGGCAGTAAGGCTACTTAAGCCTTCTTTCGCGTATTCGCGCGCTTTCCGGTCTAATACCCTTTCGTTGTTTATCGGCTTTGGGGATTTTTCAAATCCCTTTTCCTGTTCGTTTAAACACTGTTTAAACAGTTCTTCTTGTATTTCTTTTACGGACGTAAAACCGTGTTTCCTTGCCGTTTTTACATCCATCTTACGCCATAGTCTTAACCATCCGGCGGCACGGGCAATCCGTTGTACGTCATTCGGGGTGTACATTCGCATGGCGGTTAGTTCCGTTACATCGCTTCCGCTTATTTCAACCATTCCGCGAATAGAGCGTTTAAATGCGTTTAAACGTTCATTTAAACGGGTGGCTTCCTGATTTTTCACATACAGGTGGGCGTCCACATCGCCGCAAATAATCTTATTTATAAGGAGCTTGTATTTATCAAAAAGCCCGTCATAATGTATAAATACCTCGCGCCCTTCCTTATGGTGCGACCAGCAATAAACCTCGCCTGTACGTTGTTGACTAAAGGCTTTCCATAGATAATTACAAGATATACCACACTCAACCATTTCAGAGACAGACACACATAACACCTGTTCGCCATGTACTGCGACAGTGGAATAACAGGCGGCGTTATATGGTATGTTTCTATATTGTGGCATAATTCATTTTATTTATTGTTTCATTTCCGGTCTGACTCCGAATAGAACCGTCTGTACGGTTAAATGAATCTCCTTCTATTTTCTCAAACCGAAAGAGTTTGCTACATTTGTAGCTGGTTATAAACTAATGCTATTAATATGGAGCTTGAAAAAATCTTTATCAGCCTTAACGAAGAACATCGTAGGACTACTTTATCAGTTATTATATGTGCCTTAATCCTTCATTCTATTTTTTACGCTTCTTCCGTTTTTTATAGAGACATCGAATGGTACAATCAATTATTATTCTCCTTTGGCGTTTCCGCTTGTTATGTTGGAACTATTGTTTTCATTTTCTTTTGGCTGATAAAGCTTGTCTATCTATCATATCTATCAATACCATTGCTGTCACTTCCCGGTATCTGCGAATTCATTAGAGCTGCCCGTTCGGGTACTTTTAACTTCAATTATTTCTTGTTTGGTCTTGGAAGCTGCTTTGCCATAATGCTTCTGTTTTTTATCTTTCTTAAATTCAAAGAAGAAATAAATAGCCGGGGTAAAACAAAAAAAGAAGAGAGCAAAGGCAATACTTAATATATCCTCCATAATCATATTGAAAAATAAAATCATAACTTTTTCTTTTATAGATTAGAAATATTGTTCCATTATTTCATCAGCGAAAGCGATAAATGAATCATCTTCAAATTCGTATTCCTCCGGAGCGTGTTTCGGGGGGGGGGAATTTTTTCTTTCATTCACTTTGTAACCCCATCGTTCCAACTCCCGAAGTCTGCCTACTTCCTTGCGATTCAACGAGTCCACATCAACCCTGACGGTTTTATGCTTTACATCAATCTCCGCACCTCGTTTACGTAAATAAGACCGGAGATTTGCCTTTTGTCGGTTAAACCTTGAATCCATAACCTAACCTGCTGAAAATTTACTAAGCCTTAAATCCTCTTTTGCAAGATTCACCAGCATTTCATTGTATTCGTCAAGGGTTACATCTGCCGCCTCTATACAATCCAGCAGATCACCGTCTTTTTGAGTATAAATCTTTCCGGCATTCCAGTCTACAAATACCATAATACGTCCATGCTCGAAAACATGCGTCATTGTATTATCCGCAGTATTGTGCGTTGTTGTCCATTGTAATTTTTCCATGATTCTTTTATTAAATGTTATTATTTTCCTGTTTTTCTAATGCTTTTTCCATATCTTTACAAATATTTTTCATTAATTTCCATTCAACGCGGGATATGACATACATAAGTTCTATAATTGCAATAATAGCGACAGCCGTTATCACCTCTGTGGCGGAGTATTTTTCAGTGCGGCTGATCAGATCATTCACGAAATATACCCCGAAGAAGAAAAGGGCGGCATTGCTTGTTTCATTAATGATAAAGTATGTATTCTTCGCTCTCCTAATGATTCTCTTTGTCTTAAAAATGGATTTTAATAAATCTTTCGTTGTTTCCATATCCCTACTTGTATTGCTTTGTTCTTATTGTATTGCCAAAGATGTCCTGATGTATACCATGCGTTCTGTTACTTTCTCTTTAGAAACCGAAAACCTTCAAAAGGAAATAGAAACCTATTTGAACATCTTGGCTAAATGTGATTCCAAAGACAAGGAAAAGCAAGAACTGTACATGAAAAAGATTCAGGAGCTTCTAAAGCAAAAAGATACTTTATAATCCTTTGCCCGGTTCATTACACATTTTATTAAGCTCTTCGAGCACCTTCATCGCCTTTCCGCTTTTTCTTTTTGGAACTCTTTCACCACGTGCGATTTGTCCTACGTACAGCACTGTTACACCACATTTTTGCGCTATTTCCCGATAGGGTGTAGTACGCTTTTCTTTTAATTTTTCGGATATTCTCATACGTTTATAGATTAAATTACTACTTTTGTCTTATTAACATGATGCAAAGA